TCATCTACTAATATAAATCTATCTCCTAATTGAACAAGAACTTTTCCATCTGCGTCTAATAATTTATTTCCGTTCTTATCTATAAAATAATAAACTAATTGTTCATCTGTAGAATTTTCTAAATCTATCACTTTATCTACTACTAGAATTGCATTTGGCATATTTCTTCCAGCAGCACCCACGTTAGTAAATAATTCCTTACCTTTAACTGCATTTGTTACATAGTGATTGAACTCTGGGTCTAAGCCCCTAACACCTATAGTTAAATTAGGTACTAAATCAACACTGAAAGTACTAAATATACTAGAAACTGCAGCAAGTTTTTCATTTGCGTCAGTTATAGTTTCAGCATATATTAATTCTTCTTGTAATGCAAGCATTGCAGTTTGTATTGATACTAAAGTATATACAAATGATTCAGTAGAGTTCATTATAGATCTCCAGTTATTTACGAAAGTTTTTAAGCTAGCTCCAACTGTTGTATATCCAGCATTTCTTTCCATTATGCTTATATATGGAATTATATCTTCCATAACATCTATTAAATCATCTATACATAAACTAAGAGTTAAATCTCTTTCATATAATGCTTCTGTTCCATGTTCTAAGAAATAACCTTTTTCATCTCGTTCATATACAGATCTTGAATAATAAGAAACTTCCCCTTCAACTAATTGAGATGGTAATATTCCATTAAGGAATAATGTTCTTATCGTGTTATGCATAGCTGCATCTAGGTTATCTTCTCTAGCTTTATAAGTTCCGCCTATTATATCGTATAATACTGCATTATCTCCTTCACCCAATACAATACCAACTTGTATTAATCTATCTAATTGTGATGCATATCTTTTTTGTAAGATTTCACCTAAAACAACTTTCATTTTTTCAAGCATTATTTCTGACGTATTATAAAGCGATTGTCTTAGCATATTGTCTATTGAAATTGTAGTTAGTACTCTTTCATCATCTGCCGCTGGTATATTAAGTGCGGCATACCCATTATTTACTATAACTTCACCGTTAATATCGTATTTCATAATAGACATATGTACATCTTCATATCTTAATGTATCATCATCATAATAAGTTTCAGGCTGACCTGCTACCATTCTAGATTGACCGCTAACAATATCTATAACTTGTGGGTGAACATTAGGATTTATTAATGTAGCTAATTTATAGAATACATCTTCATTATATATACATCTAACAACTTGACTGTAAGTTTCAAGAACATCTTTTATGAACATTGAATCCCCAGTATAAGACATTGCATCTGGATATAAAGATACATAATATGGACCTTCTATAGTAGATGCATTTTCATATTCGTCATATTGTATAACTTCGAATGTATATACCCTGAAGTCATACATATCATCAAAACTATTATTTAAATTTATACGGAAACCTAAATTGTTATAAGCTTCACCTCTACCAATAGGATATATACAGAATAATAAATTATCATTATATCCGTCTATTGTAGTGTCAGTACGTCTTATATTTATTTGGTTGTCTAAAGATTCTTTAGATACTGCAGTTAGTTCAGTACAAGCAGTACATGTTCTTAAATGAACATCGTCTTTATATATAATTTCATCGTCTATTGTTTTAACCGGTTTCTCACCAATATTTACTTTAGTTTGTATATTGAAGAAACCATGAGCATAAGTAGCATCATCTGGAAGGACTCTAAGAACGTATACGTTAGCTCCTGCTCCTAAAAGATTTATTATATTGTGTCCAGCTTGGCCAAATTTTCGCATGTTAGGCTCACCATACTCTTTTATAAATTGAGCCCCGCTTGACATAATTTGAACTTTGTTATCTAGGCCTTTTTCTGATACAATAGCATAGAAAAAGCTTACGTCTGAAGCATCCCCATTAGTAAATAATATATTAGAAGTTATTGTGGAAGCGACGTGGGGATGTAGCCATTCTAAACCAGTTTCACTTATTGACATGTTTGTTAACACTCCTTTACTTCGAGATTTTGTTAAGTCATTTCGCTAATATTTTGTTATCTTCTCAATAGGTGAGACTATTTCTTTTTCTCCATTTATATTTTTACGTATAGATGAAAGTATAGAATCATCCATATTTTCAAAAGATAATGCCGCGAATGTACTATTTATTGGTGGTAAATTTTTAACATTTGTCATTTTGTAATCTATATCTTTAGTTCCTTTGAAATTTTCACCTATTATTTTTCTAAAAGGAACGGATACATCATCTTTACTTCTGCATAATTCAGCAACTGTCATTTCAAGAATGCACCCAGGATTACCTATGTTTACCTTATTTAATATAAGATTGTCAAAATATAATTTGATTATATCAGAATATGGTATTGTTGAAGGTAACTTATTACTGTGTAATGCAAATATGAAGTTTTTAGAATTAGCACCGCTTTGTTCTTTTTTGACGCTATCTAAAAACATCATACCATTTTGTAATATAAACACATAGTTGGGTTCAATTTCTTCATTAACTGTAACATTTTCGTTTCTATAATCGTCAAACTCAAATATTACATTCATTGGCAGTTTAAATGTGTGTTTTTCAATTTTTCCTTTTTCATCTAACACTTTAAACTCAAATATTCCTAATGTGCTTATTTTATTACCTATAAATTTAGCAACATTTTTATCAAAGTAATATTTAGGTATGTAGATTTCCATTAAATAACCGTCAAAATAAATAGCATCATCTACTTTTTTTAACCATGAATATTTCAAATCACTAAACACCTCCAATATATAATCTTATGTTTCTTGATATGGTATTGTTTTATATAAACAAATTAAATTAATCAAGGATAGATTTAAATCTATCCTTGATTAAAATATTTAATTATTTTATAAAGATTTTCTATTATATAACATCTGAAATCGTTATGCTCTTTAACTAAACCTAAAATATTAATTAAAGTAAAATAAACAGAAACTCCTATGGTCTCCATTTTATTGTCTACTATGTATTTATAAAAATTTGTTAAAAATAATTTATTCTCTTTTTCATTATTTATATTTACATTATTTAAAATTATTAATAAATCGTTGATAGGGGGAAATGAATATTTAGTATTATCTTTTAATTTTTTATTAGCTTCAGTTTTATATTTTTTATATAATTTACTATCATATTTACGAATTTTTCCGTTCATACTACGTAAATATGTAAATGTTATAGCCGACTCCATTGCTTCTATTTTTCGTTCCATTTGTTTAACTTCTTTAAAGCTATAATTACCTGAGTCTATCATTTCTTTTAATTTTTTTATATACACTGGCATGTTATTAGTCTCTGCAGTATTATTCATAGTTTGTATATCTTTTTTTAAATTTTGAAGCTTCTTAACAAAAATTTCATTAGCTACTTTATTTCCTTGGCTGTCTGCCAGAGGCACCAACTCTTTATAAGTATCCCTAATACTTTTTTCGTCATCTATTAATTCTAGTATACCGTATTGTCTTATTTCGCCAGTTTCAGTATTATATAATATATCACCAATTTTACAATTTTTATATTCTTCAACTTCTAAAAATTCAGTAACTTCATAAATTGTAGGTACTAACTCATGTAATGTTTCCTCATGTATACTCTCGATCATAATAAATACCTCCATGATTTGTATATTGAATCAATTTTATATAGAATTTTTATTCATTATAAATTTCTATCTTTTCCCATTTACCACTTTCATTCATTATAAATGTTCCTTTATTTTTAACCTGTACCAACACTCCATCAACAGGTACAATCTCATTTAACTGATCCATATTTTCTACTAAAATTACTCTCATCATACTTAACCTCCTATTTTTTATATAGTTCTATTAATTTATTAGTTATATCTTGTCTTAATGCATAGTTATTATCTAATATTTCTTTAAGGAACTTAGGTTCGCCCGGTGTTATCCCTAAATCTACATATGTATCTAATTCATCGAATATATTAAGTACCATCATGTTTGTAAATTCTTCTGGATCTCTCATCGTACTAGTCTTTACAAAATCATACATGTTATCTATATTTATCTTATTTATTATATCACTTATATGATATAATATTGTAGCTGTACTTTCATTATATTTACTTACTAATGATTTGTATATATTATTCTTATTATTTATTTTATCTGAATATTCATACAAAATATTTTCAATTGAACCTAGTATCGTATTTACTGCATAATTTACTATATTATCGTATATGTCAATTACCAAAAAATTATATAATTCAGTCACAACATGATGTTGTTCGTCTATCATTAAATTATCTCTAAAGTCTATTGTAAATTGATATTTTAATTGTAATTCGTCCAGTATTGTACTATAAAAATTATTTTTTATAGTATTTATCATTCTTTGCAATTTTTTATCATTATAATATAATTCATTTATACTATTTAACCTCATTTGAAAACTTTCTACAAAATTATTATTATTTTTCTCAATATTTTTATTTAAATTTCTTATTTGTTCAACAACATTGTCTTGTAATATATCATCTGATATACTTTCTGTTACGTCCACTCTTATTCTATCACTCATTACATCATTATTTCTTATCGTATTAAATATGTTGCCCAAAACGCGATACCCCCTTAATCATTTTTAAATATTTTTATGTTAATTTAAGTTTTTAAATTTTAAATCTATTTATTCATACCTAAGATCATTTTTAAAGTAGATTTACTAACTTTCTTCTTAGAATTTTCACCTTTGCGTGTCATCATTGAATTAGGTATAGGATTTAAATCTACGTATTCATTATCTTTGTTTTCTCTTTCAATTTGTTTATATTGAGATATCATGTGATGAGCTGCTCCGAAATTAGAGTTTTTAGATGTATATACATTTTTATTAATATTATTATATTTTCTTATACGGTTTGCATCTGTATTTTTATTAGTTTCACTTCTAGAAGCAAATGCGTCATCTGAAGTTACTTTTACAAATCTATTAACATTTTCGCCATAGAATATAGCATGTAAACCTATTAGGTAGGACATGAGTTGGTCATCGTGGCATCCAGGTCTATGATCTATACGTTTATGGTCTCTAACTAGTGTTTTAATTTCATTGAATATATCTTCGCTAATTATCCAGTTTGGAGAGTTATTAACTACATCAAACAGAATGTCTTCAGTCATTATAGTTCTATTATCGTTATTAGTAGCTATACCGTAAACTCTAGATTCCTTTTTATAAGTCATTTTACTTCCAAATCCCGATTTACGAGGATCGTCTATAGTTTTTTCAGCTTTCTTAGTTTTAACTTCATAATACACTTGTCTTGCAACTGAAGTTCTAAGAAGTAATGATATAAATGGAATACCTACAGAATTACGTTCTGGAACTATAACTGCATTAGGTAAATATTTACTTACGAACTCTTCAACTAATACAACTAAATCAGGTATTTCTATGCTATTATGTCTAAATGTTATAACCGGCTTACATGTGAGTGGATCTATGACAGTGATTGCTGAGTAGTCAAGGGATACCCCTGTAGCTATATCTATTGCAACTACCCATGATTTATTATGAATGTTTTTAAGATCTGTTAATACATTGAATACATATTTACCGAATAATACTATTTGATCTTTAGGTTTTACTATATGCTTGGATATCTCTTCAAGTTGTTCTTCTGAGAAAGGAGAATCATTTGAAGCATACATCCATTGTATATCAAGCTCTCTTTTTATTTTAAACAAATCTTGGTTAAGAGATTTACATTGATCTTCATACCATGCTTGATCTCTTCCTAATTCAGTATATGAGTATTGTACATGAACGAATTTATTGTTAGATTCATATACTATACGCTTAACTTGTTCTATTGGCATATCATACCATTGTTCGTTAAATTTAACTGCATTATTTATCATTTTAAAGCAATATGCACCTGCTGGATCATCTAGTGTAGAAGGAGTAGTAGTTAATAATGTACCATATGGAACACCATTTACTTTTGCTCTTTCTGCAGCCTTTGCTTGGGCTGGCGCTGATGCTGTGAATATTATGTCATTATGCTTAAGGAAACTAAACTCGTCACTGTATTGTTATTCTTACAATTTCTTGTAAGCACAGACTATATCTTCACCATCTCTGGTGCT